CTCTTTCTCATCCTCTTCAATTGTGCCATTGTCCTCAAGAATTTCCACCAACTTACTGATAGCAGCTCTTGCTACAGTATCAACACATTCACCACCATTACTTGCAGGTGCTACAGGAACACTTACTTCAGGAGTGTTTACAGGTGTTTCCACCTTTTCCTCCTCCTTAGTCTCAGCCTTAGGAGCAACAGGTGCAGGCTTTGCAGCATCATTACTCTGTACCAGTGCAATAAGGTCAATAGTTTTACACATAGTGAAGTTCTTACCAAACTTCTTTACACAGGCATCCTGCAAACCCATAGACTTGATGGCACTATATGCCTCAGCTCTGCTCATTGTAGCAGCACCACTTCTGATTTTCTTGTTGGTGTTAGTAAGCATGAAAACCAACTCATTGGTGACAGTTCCCTTGTAAGGAACATCATGTGGTAGAACTGAAACATCATTCTTCAATTCAACCTTTGATGTGCCTTCAAAGAAGGTCATACCATCATAGTCAATACCATTGGCTCTCAAGTCACTTTTCAACTCAGCAAGGGTCGTGGCTGCTGACATAATAACACTCTTCTTCTGATTATTAGTCTGTACAACTGTAATTTTTCTTGCTTCCATGTTTTCACTTTTTTTTTTATAAATTGAATTTATTGAAACTTTAATCTATACAAAAGGGCAAATCATTCCAATCATTGTCCTCTTGTCTTGAAGAGATGAATAAAGGCTTGATTATTCTAAGGAACTCATCTTTGCCCTTAGCCTTATACAAGTCTGAAATATCTTTCCCTTCATTAAAGGGTGGTAATACTACATTAGTAAAACCTGTTTCTTCAGATAATTTCTGAGCATCTTTTAATCCTGGCTCATCATTATCCAAGCAAATGAAGACTTGTTTATATCTTCTTTTCAGCTCACTAATTGCAGTATCACTCATCCTATATCCCTCACCTTGAATGGCAAGAGATGGAATACCTGTGTTAGCCCATAAGCATAAAGCATCCTTCAGTGAAGAACAAATGCAAATCTGTTCCCCATATTCAGGTACTTTAGTCCATAGGCTTACTACAGAATTGTCATGCTTGTTACTCCACTTATAACCAGCTTTATTGAAAGGCTGATATATCTTTAGAGTAACTTTTCCCTCCTTGTGTTCTACGTAAGCATAGGCATATTTATCAGCTCCAAACACATATCTATGACCATCTTTTATGACAATCTTATGAGATATGGGATAAACCTCTGCATACTTGAGCCATTCCAAAGTTACACCATAGGAAGCCCAATATTCAATATCATAATCTCTCCAATCTCTGACTTTGCACTGCAAATCTGTATCTTTGTTGTAACTACTTGTACTTCTTACAGCACAGGGAGTATATGAATGAATACTGGCACCACCACAGAACTTTGAAATATCCTCATTAATTTTACTCAAGACCTCCTTAAAACCACAATTCCACATTTTACCAAGAAGGTCAAACAGACCTCCACTATCCTTTGTAGCTAAGTCTATATAAAATATCCTTATCCCATCAGAAGAGTAAAGACCAAAGGAAGGTCTCCTATCCTGCCTAAGAGGACTATTGATTATGCACGGAACCTCCGTGACTCCCAAGTAATATGATAGAATGTCTGCCTCTGTCACTTTACTTAGAATATCATCAAGGCTCACAGAAGATTTACCAGAACTGAATGCCATTGCTTTTTTTTTTAGAAATTACTACTTACTTACCAAAATCCCAAGGTGTACTACCAGCATCATTGCCAGCAGGGAAAGGCATATCACCTGATGCACCAGAGTTACTAAGGTCAGTAGATTCTACATCATACTCCTTCAAGTCACCTATAGTAAACTCAGTAGTAGAATATGCACCATTAGCCTTTCTTTCCTGCAAGTCTGCATCCAACTTGCTATAGTCAGTGATATTGTTCTTCAAGAACATCTGATTATAAACAGCCTGATACTGCTTGTTATCATCAGTGGTTCTTACACCAAACAGTACCTTAACCTTGTTATTAGGCTGCAATGCAATAGCATCTCTCAGCTCCTTGAAGTTACCCTTGAAGTACTCATCAATACTCTCAAGTCTTGCCTCACAATCCTCAGGTTTATCTACCATAATCCAAGTATTATTGACATACTTCATTACATTAGGAATGTTGAGGTATGCCTTGATGAAGTTGGTAAGCTCTTCCTCACCATGATAAGCAGGTCTATAGCCCTTATCAATGTTGGCAGGACCATTCTTATATACAGGAATTTCATGTGCCTTAGCCTGCTCTACAGTAACCCAAGCAGTTCTACCATACCCATCAATTACCTGTACCTTAGTCTGGTCTCTGTTGTATCTGTACTCCTTTCTAATGAAGAAAGCTACCTTAGTGGTAAATTCAATACCACCACACTTCTCAGCATCAGTCTTAACAATGAAGTCAAGTCTGACATTCTGTACTTTATGCTTATCCTCACCTACCTCAACTTCACCTAGATACTCAGGGTCATCTCCAAGTTGGGTATTATACAGCTTCTCAAGCTCTGCTTTGTCAGGATTTACAGCCAAAATAGATACAGGAGCTACACCTGTATATCTCTTTACTGCACTGCCTTCAGTAGATACTTTACCAGCAGCAAATGCCATAAATGCAAAATTTGTCTTCTTCATTTTCTAATGATTTTTCTTGTTCTTAATTCTATTTCTTACTACTCTGCACCATTGTTGAAAGGATTAGTAGGGTCAAAAGGAGACTCTTCACCAGCCTTTACTTCTGTCTCAGGTGCTATCTCAGTATCATCTACTGTCTCAGGAGCAACATCTTCAACCTCAGGCTCCTCTGTATGAATCTCATACATATTAGTCTCTTCATTGAATACTACTGTACCAGCCTTAGGCTCATACTTAGTAACCTTTACAGGCTTGCCATCCTTATCAACCTTACCAGTATCTTCTACCTTTTTGACAACCAAGTCTTCACTTGTGAGACCACCTGTCAAAGCCTTGACACCCATCTCATGTCCCTCAATCTCCTCAGTCAGAGCATTATACTCTGCATTGAGTTCACCAATCTTGGCAGCAATCCTATTCTTCTTTACTACCAAAGGATTAACATTCTGTGCAATTCTCTTTACACCTGCAAACTGTCTTACTGTCAATGTCTTCATATTTTCTTATATTAAAAGATTTGTAATAACTTTCTTTCTTGCCCCATATTATTTAATGGATTGGGAGCACTCCATAGCTTATATACTGTGAACTTTCTCTCATAGAAACTTAATGCTATGTTGAGACAATGTGCTAACAGCTGTTTACTTTTCAGCACATTTATCACAAACATAGCAGTTTCATAATATGGTTTCCTATGCTCCATACAATACTGCATAAGTACCATATTGGCATCACTTTCAGTAAGTCCACCAAAGGCAGCTAACCTTGATATTCTTACAGTCTCATTTCTATCCATAAATCTCCCTCAATTTGTCTACTACTATAGACAAATCATTAGGAATCTCATCAGGAAGGTCATCCAATGCACCAAGACTGTCTTTAGCAGGATATTCTCCATCAAACTCCTTGATAAAGTGCTTGATAGGTCTCTTATTTTCTGCATCATACCCTACCTTGCCAAAGAGGATAATATCAAACTTACCCTCAGGAGTAATGTAGTCATCAACCATCTTTCCAGTGGTCTTGAACTTATAGGAAATGGAGTCACCATTCTTATCCTTATACTCCTCATAGTGGGCACAGCAGATGATATTCTTATCCTCAGGAAGTCCCTTGAAAGCATCAAAGATGAGACCCATTCCATAGCCAATCTGCTTAGGAGTATCCCATCCACCTTTCATGGCATTTGCCATATAGAAATCCTGTGCAAGATAATTGAAGTCATCAATCACAATGTTCTTGAAAGGAGACTTCTTCAGCATATTTATAAGTTCTGCTATCACTGCAAACCTATCAAGACCTGTAAGACTATCTACCTGTACCCTATTACCTGTACCAAGGGCATTTGCATTTGTAAGTTTCTGTGTAGGCTTACCTACATTCTCTACTCCAATACTACCCTCAATCAGTTTGAAGTTAGGGTTAGGAACACCCCTACCAATACACTGGATAACATAAGTTTCCTTTGGGTCAAGACCTTTGATACCTAACTTCTCTCTACCACAATAGGAAGTGGTCTTTCCAAACCCACTTTTTGCCAAAACTAAAATCTTTGCCATTGTTTTTGTTTTATAATGTTACTTTTACTTGAAAAGAGCTGCAAATTTACTAAATAGTTTAGTTATCCACAACTCTTTATCTATTTTACTTATTCCATAACTAAAAAATGATTTAGCTATCTTTGCTCTCATGTCTTGAAGAGATTTATATACATTCTGAATCTTAGGGTTATCTGCTTTAGGAAGCTCGCTGAAATAGTTGGCAGCTCCATCAAAGTATAAAGCTATTATACCTCCTGGACTTCCACCTCTATTAATAAGCACCTCTAAGAATCTACAATTATCCCTTAGCTTTGAAATGTCATAACCAAAGTATTCTTTAAGTTCATACTTGAAAGGACTAAATATACCTAAAGCTACATTACAATCTCTCATAGTATACTTTGAATCAGCAGCTCCTGCAACCGTAGGTCTTACTCTATTAAGTTTTATGTTCTCAATACCCTCATTTTCAAAGGCTTGCTGTTGTACAATTACAGGACTAAAGTTATATCTGTTTCTAAGTGTAACACAATACTCACTTAATTTGTCAATACTTTGTTTCAAGGACATTCCTCTCTCAGTATTAATCAATGATATATGGTCATAGAATATAATTCTATACTCATCTGGGTCATTAGACTCATACCAATCAAAGGTATACACAGTAGTAATTTCTCCTAATTCTCCTTTTATAGTTTGCTCCTTAGTGTGTACAATACCATGACTTTCTGCATACTTCCTACACTCATTATATACTCCTGTAGGGTTTGTAGATGCACTAAATATAACATTACTTTCAAAGAATTTAAGAATATTCAAATACTCATCCTTTTTGAGTAAGTCTATTATAGTTTCATCTAATACTTTATTATTCCTGACAGACCTTAGGTCAGTTGGACTAATTCTTATCTTATATCCACTCAATGTGTAGAGTAGATAAGACATGAATCTTGTCATAATATCTTCAGGAGTTTCCTCCAAAGGATAATAAAATATCTTAACCCTCAGTTTGTCAGGATTATTATAGGCATAAAGTAAAGTATTATATATGAACAAGTAAGATGCTATTTGAGTCTTAGCTGACTTTGTTGAGCCAGTTACAACATAATACTTACCCTGTTCTACTCCCAAGAAATCCTCACTAAACCTAATAAAAGGAGAAGGAATAGAGTTTATACCACCATTGATGACCTTTTTCCTTCTCTCTTCAAGACCATTCAATACTCTGTTTATAAGACTCTTATCCATACTATCTTAACTCTGTATTCCAATCCCTACTTAGAGTATCTTCCTGTCCGAAGTTCTCAATATAACTAATCAATTCTGAGTCTCCTTCAACCTCACCAGCAGCACCAACTTTCTCTTTGAGTATGAAATACTTTAATAACCTCATATATGTATAGTTCCCATTGAAACCCTCCACATACTTACTGGTTGCCTGTATGATTTGCTCATCAGTATAAGTATCTCCATACTTCTTAAAGAATAACTTCAATCTTCGTATAATCAAAGCCACTCCATCTGCCCAATAATAGTTAGTACCATCTTTCTTGCCCTTAGGAAATATCTCCTTGAGCCTTGTAGCCAGCTGAATTAACCTGTCATCAGATTCTTGTTCCTTATCAGAGTCTACAATTACAGAATCTATTACCTCAGTACCTTTATTAGTGAGTCTCCATCCAACCTGCTGAAACAGGTCATCCCTGTTAGCAGTTATATAGCCTTTCTTGATTAGTTCCTCTTGGGCTACATCAAAGTCAGCATTATTATGGATGGCAAGCATTAAAAGAGCCTCAGCAAGACTAATGTTGTTCTTCTGACATCCTTCCTTACTTAAACATATTGTCATAGCTTAATGTCATTAATACTATCAACACTAATGATAGAATCCTCAGAGTACTCCTCTATCATCTTCTGCACAAGTTCTTCTTCCCTTGTATCCTTGAAATAAGGTATGATGATAATAGGAGACTTATGTCTAAGTATTCTACCAACTCTTTGCTTTACTACAATCTCCGAACTATTCAAGTTGCAGAATATACCTATCCTACAATCAGTCAAGTTCACACCTTCATTGAGTATGTTACAGGCAGTGATATGCTTAATCTTGTTAAGATTAAACATTTCAAGGTTCTTCACTGAAGCCTTATTCTTTGAGGTGATATTGTATTTACCTAACCTCTCTGACTGTTCAATACTACTACAGAAAGTCAAAGTCTTGTAATTCCTAAACTTGTCAAGAAGAGATAATACAAGGGCTTCCTTCTCTTCAGCACACCACTTCAATCTTTTGCCTGCTGTTGAAAGCCATAAGTTCTTCATTCTCTCATTTCTTGAGTTAAAGTACTTATTTTTGTACCACTCTATAAGTGAAGAGACACTATCATAATAACCTTTCTGAGTAGTGATTATATCACGACCAAACTTCTTAACCTTATAGGTATAATTGGTAGTGTCCAAGGTCAAAGGCAGTAGATATACTGTAGGCTCAGGCAATACTTCATCCTCTACAGCCTCCTTGAGACCACACTTAATGACCTCAGCCTTATGACTGTAGATAAAATAATCCCTCATATCTCTCTTGATAGTGGCAGACAATCCAATGAAAGATTCATTGATATGAATAGTCTCCAATACATCAATTCTTGCTTCTGACAAATGCTGCATCTCATCTGCCACTACTACATCAAAGTATGAGTTCTCATAGTTCTTTAGTGACTCATAACACTCAATGGTAATATAGTCAGACTTGATACCTCCCCATTTCTCAATCTCATCCCTCCAAGTCTGCTTATGTACAATCTTAGCTACAAGAATAAGTATAGTAGTAGGGCTTTCATCATTCCTGAATACCCTATCACATATATGATTAATGAGGTCTATTGCTACCTTGGTCTTACCCATTCCAGTTATCAACTCAAGTATCAAGTACTTAGCCTTATCTATCTTAGACAAAGCCAAGTTATTCACTTCTTCTCTTGTCATTTTTTGTTTACAATACTTTTTAATGTACTTATATATTCTTTATCACTTGCATAGTTAATATTCTTAAGAAAGGTATAATAGTTATCCGGAGGTTGATATTTCTTCTGTATCCACTCCTTATAAGCTACAACACTTTCAGTCCAATGCTTGAACTTACAATATCTCTTTTCTTTACTATTATAAAGACCAAAGAGGTTATTGTATTTCAAACATACCTTAGACTTGAAATGTCCAGTTTCAAGAACAGCTTGAGCATAGACAATATCTTTATGCTCTAAACCATAATAAGACAAAGCCTCCTCCAGACCCTCCTTAGGGGTCTGAGAGAAGAACTTTGGTTGCTCATTAATAATGGTATCAGCTACCTCTATTACAGGGACAGTTTCAACCTTTGGCTGTTGAGAAACTATACTCTTGACTTGCAAGAGTAATGCAATTATTACACTCCACGGCACTACTGTAGCTACTACAATGAGTGCTTTCAACCATTTATTTTTCATATCTTTCTTGAAAAGAATTTATCCTTGAATATAGGTACTCAATACCTTTAAACAATGTAGGCAAACTACCATATACAGGCAATTTACCATCCCATTTATCAATCCACTGCTGCTTGAGAATCAATGGTGTCAAAGCCTGTGCTGCAACTACCTTTTTCTCTGCCTTTACTACAGCTAACTCATTCTGAGCAACAGCATTTAATGCTATGAATAAACACAGCACCAAACATATAATCTTGATAATA